CCCTCGCCAGCCTCGATGCCCAAGCCAGCCTCGATGCCCAAGCCAGCCTTGATGCCCTCGCCAGCCTCGATGCCCAAGCCAGCCTTGATGCCCCAGCCAGCCTCGATGCCCCAGCCAGCCTTGATGCAGCCTTCGACTTCCAGCTGTCCAGCAAAGATGATGCCTTTCTCGACGATCAAATCCTCCTCGATCTTGCGGACTTCACCCGTTTCCCCGAACGCGCCCAGCAGCCACGAACCATAGCTGAAGTTCTTTTCCGCACAGCAATCCAAAAGTTCCTGATACTCCACGCCGTCCGGATACTTGTCTACCGGATATTCCTTCAAAAAGTCACGATAGCCAGCGGCACACGCGCCTTTCTCCTTCAAAAGTTCCTTTGTGATCTTCATTATTCTTTCATTCCCTCCATTTCCGCCAGCGCCTTTTCAGCTTCTTCGCGCGTCAGGAAAACATTCTTCCCGACGTTCCAAATGTCTTGTAAAAGGAATCCGTCAGCTTCAGTGTATGGTTTACTTTTATCCGGGTACGTTTCAAAGGTTCGCTTTAAGCGCTATATCGGATCACCCACCTTACACGGCAGCACCACCACGCGCCCCTCTTGATCTGCCACAGCCAGCTCCCGCAGGCGGGCAATCGGCAGGCCCTCGAACTCCGTAATCTGTGCGACTGCCTTGCCCATGATTGCCGCTTCCAATGCCTCGATCTGCTCCGGTGTCCGTTTGGTGTCCTCATACCGTTTGAGCTGCTCCCAGACCTGCTTTTGGCTGCAACCATCCTTGTATGGGCACGTTGGATACCCGCACCGCGCAATATCGCAGAAGTTTCCCTCAAATGTCAGTCGTTCCATCGTCAGTCCCCCTTATCCTGCGTCGCGCACGCGGAAGAAAACCGTGATGTTCAGTTTGTAGTCGTTCTCAAAGATGTGCCGAACACTGTCATCCCGCCACTGCGAACCGTGGTCATAAGATTGCGATACCATACGAGCAACGATCTGGTTCACGATTTCCGTTGCCGTTTCCCTTGATACGCCTTGCTGAAACTTGAGAAAGGTGAATCTATAGCCGAAATCAGTTTGCAGCTTTTCGTAGTAAACATCAATTTCGTCATCAACCTTGAGCCGCAGCGTGGATGGGATGAACTCGTCGCTTGGAATATAAAATTCAATTTTCATGATTGTCCTCCTTCGGCGTCATCGGAATCACCCACGACGGAATGAGCGCCCGATACTGCTCCACCTTCGCTTTCAGCTCGGCAATCTCCTTCTGGTCGCGCTCGATCTGTGTCGCAGCCCGCAGCAGCAGGGGTCCCAGACAGCGCCACTCAAATTCGCCATGTTCGCCATGACACGGATGACAGCATGCGTCACAGTCTCCTCCATTCCCGCAATACAATAGCACCTTAACCATTTCTTCCGGTTTCAAATTCATAGCAAATCCTCCTGCCAAAATTCGTTGAATTTCTTCCCTGTGATAATCGGCCTGCACCATTCACGTTGAAACCTCCTCCACGCGGCATCCGTTTTTCCTTCTTCATCCCGGAAAAGCATTGCGTATGGTACAAATCCGGCCTGCATGGTCTGTGCCAGCCGCAGTTCCGCGTCCTCAAAACTGTCCCCATCATATCCAACAAGAACATAGCAGCACATGGTGTGGCTCTTTGGCCGGAACCCCGCAAGGCGTAGCTTTCGCCCCATCTCAACCAGAGGTTCCAGATCATCCTTTGTGTCGTATGCTGTGTAAAGCCGCTTTGGTTTTACCTCCCGCAGCAAATCCGCCTGCCATTGTTGAAGCAAGGACGGTTCCAGTCCTCCGGTGAAGATCGCCGGATGCTCCTGCCTCTTGAGCATTTCGCAGACCGCCCGGAAATGGTGTTCAGACGTTCCGAGAATGTTGTCGTCAAGGATATTCCAGCCATCCACGATCGGCAGCTCCCGAATCACGCCATGTGCGCAGCGCGGAACCGAGCAGAACCAACATTCCTTCGTACAGCCGCGCGACGTGAAGATATAGCCGTCTCGGAGATACATTCCCGGCGTGAAATCACCCATGCGGTCATCAAATGCCGGGCCGCCTACTTCAACTGGCACGCCGATGATTTGCCACGCATAGTAGAGATCTTCTGCACGTGGAATGTCCCATGTGAAGGTTGTAGAGATGTGCACAGCTTCCACGTCAGCCTTGATGCAGTCTGCGATATTTTCAATCGTCGGTGCACCAAAGAACGTCAGCGAATCCGTAGGAGACGCAGCCGTCTTTCTTGGGAATACCCGCGCAATCCGATTCATTTCAGCAACCCCATTCTTTTCAATCTCGCTACACTCCGTGACCGCTTTTCCGCGTCCGCAGTGTAGGCGTCGCGGCTCCGTTCGACTTCTCTCGCCCGATATTCCGCCTGTTTCGCTTCCTCATATTCCAGATACAGCTCGCACTTGGCGTGGCATCCCACTGCCCGAGTCGGACAGTCCCTCTCACACGGCGGCTTCACCGCTCGCCTCCAATTCGTCCAGCACGTCCTGCACCCATATCTCTGCGCGAAGCCAGAGTCCTTTGTCCGACTGCGCGTCTGGCATATCGATAGTTTCTTCTTTTTTCAGCACCCACGCCAGAAAATCATTCCGTCGAAAACATCTCACAGTCCACGTTTTGCTGTCTGCTTTGCGGAATACCGCTACCGCATGATAGCGATCCTCGCTGTAAACTATGAATCCTCTCAGATCATCTCCACTCATTTTGCTGCCACCTCCACAACCTCATCCGCCCGCAACAGCACCTTTTTCCCGGCCCGCTCGAAGATGTACCCCGTGCTGTTATAGCTCTTCCGCTTCACTGCGTGGATCATCTCGCCCAGCCGCGGCCGCAGTTCCTTGTAGATCCTCGGAACCTTCACGCAGATCACCGTGACGGCAATGTTGTCGTCCTTGTACCATTCCTCCGAACACTGTTCGCTGCAAAAGGAATTGAATATCGCGCCCTTGCGTTGAATTTCTTTCCCGCACTGCCTGCACTTCATGCTTCCCGGCCTCCTTCTCTGGCCGCTTCATACTCCATGTGATCTTGCATATAGGCGTGCAGATAGAGTTCCAGCAGTTTCAGCGCCCCTGTCACCATCTTGTTCAGCCGCTTCCGCGTGGTCTCCCATGCGCCCTTCACCGTGATCTGCGGCTCCACGCCGCCCACGACCACGATCTCCGTCTCCCGCGTCTGCTCCTGTTGCGTCCCAACGTCGAACAGCGTCTGTTCCTGTGTCAGGACAATCCGCGGCGGATAGACGTCACTGTTGAACTCGACTTCCATGTGCTGCGCGTGACATTTCTCTTCGTATTTTCCAAAATCGATGTCAAATACCGTCATAATTCTTCCCATAGCCTCGTCTCCTTTATTCTTTCGCCCTCCCGGGCGTTTGGTATATGGTCATGCCACGGCGCGTTTCCCTTCGCGCCGTGGCAGCAGAGACGGCCCTTCCCCGTCTGCGCCCAGTGTTCCCAAAAATCCTGGGCGAGCCGTGCCCATCTGCGTCGCGCAGCTTCTCCTAGGAGGCCAGATGCCGTGCGCCGTGGATCATCGGCGCATTGGATGACGTTCCTTTCCCGCACGTCTCACACGGGTTCATACGCCGCCCGGAGCATTGGGCCGTCTGACTTGTCCATGCTCCGGACGCGCAGCAAAAAGCCGGTTGATCCTTCGCAGACCGCGAATGGCGGCGCGGCCTGCGCATACGCCCACAAAAAAATGTAGATCCGGCTCAGTTGCCCAGTTCATCAGTGCTCTGTCTCGGCGGCAAAATCTTCCGCCGCAGTCCGTCCTCGCACCATTTCAGCGGAATGTGTCTCCGCCGCTCCGCCTCCTCGTCGTTCCAGCCGCAGTGCGCACACTCCATCCTGCACTCTGCAAATCTTGCGTCTTTCCCCAACAGGCAGTGATCCAGCTGTTCCAGTGGTGTCATCTTCAAAGTTCAAACCTCCCGCACGTCGATTCCATACATCGACCGCATAAACTTCCTGTTTCGCAGATATTCCTTCGTCCGTGTCGGCCCGCTCTTCACGTCCTCCACGATCTTCTCGCCGGACACTTCCCGGATGTATGAAAAGTCCGCCGTGTACCTGATCGCGCGTACCCGCTCCCCGGTCTCCGTCACATAGGATTCCTGAATTGTGAATTGCGGCTGCAGCCGTAGGTCGCGAATCTCCCCGGCGCGCAGCATCAGCAGCAGTTCGTCATAGCGCCGCGCTTCCTTCTGGCCGTCAAAGTGAATTCCGCCGCGCTCCGCCTTCTGGTTCCGATACTTGGCCGCTTTCTTCTCCGGTGTCGGCATCTCCTGCGGCATCCCGCCAAGGATCTTCTTCGCGTAAAGGTCCCGCATCCCGGCGGGCATGTCCGCCATGCTGTCAAATCGCAATCCGCTCATGGTCTCCTGTCCTTTCCTTATCCGATCACCAGCTCCGGATTCATCCGCAGCATCGTCGCCTTCGCCGTCTGGTGGTATTCCGGCCGCGTCCACTTGAAGCCCCAGTGCTTCGCCGCGAGAAACAGCGCCGCCGTCTCATCCGCGCACCGCACATCCACGGTCTGCCCTGCGTATTGCACGCGGAAATACTTCTTCCCACTGTATCCCGGCTGCCGGACGATCTCCGGCTTCTTCGGTCTGCACGCCGCTGGCACCTCGTTAAATCGCGTCGCCATCCTCGTCGCTTCCTCCCATCGCATAGCCGAGGCACGCCACCGTCGCGAACGCAAGC